GTCCTCGATGCGTGCAAGGGCTATTGCATGGTTTGACAGGTACGCGTTGGACACCGGTACCGTGGCCATGGTCATGCCCGGCACACTTGCTCTGGCATTCAGAGTGCGGCAAGTGGAGCTGGCGGCGTTGTCCTTGTTGGGTACCAGAAAAGAGGCGTTGGACTTTGAAGCTCTGTCTTCTTTGGCTCGTGGTGAGGTGAGAAAGCCAAGGTTGACGGGGTGGAATGTCTGGCGTTCTGTTTTCAGGTTCTGCTCGGACCCCATGGCTGACGCGTATGTCACGACAATTCCACGTGATTAACGGTGCCACGGTCAGAAGGAAGCGCTGTGTGTAGGGTTCCATGAGCTTGAACTTGCAGCACACGCGACGTGCGAGGTTCCTGAAGACAGGTGGTGCCGCCAAAACGTGAGACCACGGCTCGTCCACTCATGCTATATACCTGACGTGGCAGGTGTATGGCACCCCGACATGCATGCCAACTGTATGTGTAACGAGTTTACAGGTTTAAGGTATCGCATGTTAAGAAAGGTTCCGGAAGCGACCGCAGGCGGGCAAGACCGCATCCGTAGGGTTTTTGGGGAGTTGTGTAGAAGGACCCTACCGGTGCAGCAGCTTGAACTGTCGAAGGTGGTGGCCGGGTACTCTGGAAGGTGGCGCACGAGGTACGAGGAGGCACAGAGGCAGTACGAGCGGGTCGGGCTAACCACCCGCGATGCTCGTATAAACGCTTTCGTGAAGAGTGAGAAGATCAATGCCGCGCTAAAACCGAGCAAGCCAAGAATGATCTGGGCCCGAAGGCCAGTTTATAATTTGGTTTTGGCGAGTTTTCTCAAACCGATCGAAGCAGTCCTGTACAACCGAATCAAGACCCCGGCGCGTTTTGGAGTCCCACCCACCCGTCTGTCCGCCAAGGGCCTCAACTCCGCCCAGCGGGCGGCACTTGTGCGTCGGAAGTTCGGTCATATCCCTGGCTGTCACGTTTGTGAGGTCGATATGACTGCGTTTGAGGCGCACCATGGAGGGTGGTTTCTGTCCGAAGAGCACCGTATGTATAAAAGATGCAATGGTGACCCCACGCTGGCCTGGCTTTTGTCCATGCAGCACAATAACATTGGGGTCACGCAAAATGGAATACGGTTTAGTCGGAAGGGTGGTCGTGCTTCGGGTGACTTCAACACTGGGTTGGGCAATACACTAGCTATGGTGGCTATGTGTATCGCGGCTGTCGACATGTTGATCCCGGGGTACAAGTGCGACTTGCTGGCTGATGGGGACAATTGTTTGTTCTTCTTCGAGCCGGCCGCGCTTGACCGCCTGCTAGTGGGCCTGCCAGAGGCCTTTAGCTCTTTCGGACATGAAGCTAAGGTAGAGAACGTCGTCAATGTTATCGAGCACGTTCGGTTCGGGCAGTGTGCTCCCTTGCAGGTGACTGATAAGGACTGGAGGATGGTGAGAGATCCAAGGAAGGTCCTGTCTAATGCTTTCACTAGTCACAGGCATTACGGGGAGCTAGTGGGTGGGCGCAGGATACTGAAAAGCGTCGCCCAATGCGAACTTGTGCTCGGCTCAGGCGTTCCGGTTCTACAACCCTTCGCTGCCGCCGCGCTGCAGGACCTTCGCTCCGTACGGTTTGCAAAGTCGTTTGAGGCTGAAAACTTCGAGTACGCTGAGGTGACCAGGTCCATCAATTGGCAATCGAGGCGAAGTACCCAGATAACCTCGATCTGTCGGGAGTCCTTTCAGAGGGCATTCGGGCTGGGTGTGGAGGAACAGCTGGAGATTGAGAAAGCTCTGGAGGTAAAGTTCCCGGTTGAGTGGCGTCAACCACCTTTACCACGCACTGGTAGGGATACTAGTGTGCTAGAGTGGATGCAGGATCCAGCTTTTCGTGTGTGGAGTGGCGGCCTACCGACCGGATAGAGTGATTTCCACTGCCGTGACTTGAGGTAGGATGATCTCCATACAAGGCGAGGCGGGGGCTTGTACTGTGCTTCTTACGTAACTGGAAGCAGGCGAGCCAACGAGGTTACCCGGTGCGGTGCACCTGGGGTGTGGTGAAAGGGTC